TTTTACTGCCCCCCTCCGGTGTCTTTTTCATTTTTATTTATATTTTTTTCTATTTTTATGTAAACATCAAAAGGATCTATCTCTATTAATCTATCAATAGCTCTTTCAACTTCTATGTTTTCTTCAGCTTCTGTCATGTCATTCGTTATATTTGTTAGACGAGCAAGCTTAGAACTAGTATAGTAACCTTTCTCAGTATCGTATTGAAGCCAATGTTCAAAGTCATCAAAAGGATCATAAGGATTGTCAATTGTTGTGATGTTTACACGTCTATCTTGATCATATTCTTTTTCCATTAGACTTAGGCTCCTTTCAAATACTTAGAAACTGCTGATGGAGAGATGTTCATTTTCTCTGCAATCTGTGCAATTGTAAAGTTAGAATTATTCATAGCTTTAATTCTTGCTACTTGTGCATTAGATAAGCCAGTTGTATTTCTTGGCATAGCTCTTTGTCTAAGAGAATCTGGATCAGAGTTAGCTAATATTTGCTTTAATTTATTTTCGCTTATAGCTCCTGCTTGAATAGCTTGCCATTCTTTGTCAGTTATTTTTATGTTTCTGTCTTTTCTAGACACAGAACCAACTTGTTCTCTGTATTTAGAGATAGATCTTTGTCCAAGCTTTCTTATATCTTCAGCTTTTAAATCATCTTGTTCTTTTTTCTTAGCATTTATTTCTGATGCTGCTAAACGAACAGCAGTTCTTTCTTTAATGCTGTTTTTTAAAGCTTGATTCAATTTTGCTTCCAAAGAAGATACTTCTTCAGCATATATTTTCTTTGCTTGAGGATCGCTCTTTAAATTTCCAGTAGCTATCATAGATTTTCTAGCTTTATTGGCTAGGGCTTTCATACTATTAGCATATTCTGCATATATTATCTCTCTTGGATCTCTATATTTTGAAACAAGTGTCATAGCATCATCGGTCTCAGCCATATTTGTACTAGCTATAGTTCTAGCTTTTGTTTTGTACCTTATTTTTCCATCCTGACTTGTAAAGTATACTTCTCCTGTTTTTTCATCTTTATTCATTACTGGAGTGTATTTCTTAGCTTCTTCTTTAGAGTTAACATTATACTTTATTTGTTTACCATCAGATGTGTATAAAGTTCTTATGCCTGTTTTTTTATCAAACTTATCTTGTGCATAGTACAAATCTTTGTCTAATGCTTTTGTATATAATAGAGCTCCTTCTGGTCTATTAGGATCATACCATTCTTTACCTTTAATGTTTATTTTAGCTTGTCCTCTTCTCTTCTCTACTAAATATTGACCTTTAGCTTTTGAGAAAATTGTTGAAGCTCCACCACCTCTTATAGGATTTCCATCTTCATCCCACGCTTTTGGTTGATATTTCTTTTGTAATTGAGATATATTGTTATCCAAATAGCTTTGCTTGTAATCTAATTTATGCTTTTCAGCATCTATTACAACCATAGAATGTCTTACTGCTCTAGCTAATTCTTCTTTTGTTGCACCTTGTATTGTCATATCTGTTATAAGATTAGATATTATACCCATTTGAGTATTTGTATTTTTCATAATCTTATACTCATGACCATTCCTATAATAATGCTCTTTACCATTTTTATCGAGTTTCATCTCACCTTTATAAAGACCAGTATCAAAGTCTTTTAAACCTGGTAATTCATCAGTAGAAGTTATTTTTACTTTACCTTTGCGATCATGTGTTGGTATAACCATTACTGTATCGCCATCAAAATCTGCACCAGATAATCTTTTTGCAACTTGATGAGTTATTCCAACAGCATCAATACTATCAGTTCCAATAGTTTTTTTAGCTTGTGCATTTTTATTATTGACTGTTAAAATTGGTATTTCAAAAGTTCCTCCATGAGGATATCTTACCAATGCTACTTGTGTACCATCCTTATATTGTGGTGCATATATTTCAGTATCTTTTAATGAATTAATCGGTAAAATTACATGAAATTTTTGTCCTGGTAAAGCAGCTGCTTTTAAATCTACAGCGGCAGCATCACATGAACTAGCGAATTTTTCTAAGTAATATTTTTTAATTGTAGGATTAGTTAATGACATTATTTCGTCATATTCTGCTTCTTTATTAGCTTTTGCTAAATTTAATTGTTTTTGAGCTAAAGCTTTTGATTGTTTTGCTAAAAATTGAGAAGGCAATGTATCTTTCCATTCTGTCCAATCACCCTCATCGGCTCTTTTATTTATTAAACCTAATTTTTTAGTTCCATCTTTATCGGTATACCAATATTGACCTCCTTGGTCAGCATCTTTAATGGCTGATCCAAAAGGATTATCTGGATCATTTTTTATTTTCTTAAAAGCATCTTCTCTAGTTGTTTTATTAGAATTAAATACTAAATCATATCCATCAGGTATATTGTCTGAATAAACAGCCATACCTTTCAAATATTTATCACCATCTACCAAAATTCTTACTTGAGCATATCTAGAATTTCCTAAATCTAAATCTTTTACTCCTCTACGAATTTGAATAACGCCATCTTGAGCTTCTCCTGGTAGACCATCAGGACCTATTTCATCTTTTAACAAAACTTTTACTCTTTTAGAGTCTAAACTAGCAGGATAATGGAATTTCTTTTCATAAGTTTCTCCACCATCTCGTGTAATATAATCATTAACTGTTTTTATTTTATCATAATTATATATTTCAGAATGTTCAACATCAGGAGCAGCTAATACTTTTAATGTCGTCATCTGATCTTTATTTGTTGGTTGAGGTACTCTACCACCCCATACATGATATCCTTCTCTTTCTAATAAATAAAGAGCAGTATCTAATTTTTCTCTAGATATATTTAAGCCTGTAGCTACATCCATATCTAATTGAGCATTTTTACCAACATCTATCATTCTTTTTTTATCAACTTGTTCTTTTAAGAAATCCGCAGTCGCTTTAGCTTGATTATATCTTGCTTTTTGCTCTTGTGCAAACCAACCTCTTACAGTTGATTCATTTACACCCATGATTCTTCCGATTTCACTAGTTGATTTTCCATCGACCTTTAAAGCTTTAGCTCTAGAAATATCTTGAGCCTTTCTTTCATCTAAACATATAGATTTTTCTATTCTATATTGTGATGTTGTAAGACCGAAAGCATTTTTAATATTTTCAGGAGTCTCAGTCCAACCTTTTTCTTTTAATTTATCAACTCTACTTAAGAAATCATCTCCATGTTGATATGGATTTTTTCCAGAACCTTCTCTATATCTTCCAGATCCAGTTGGATCACCAGGAAAACGTTGAGGAGTTCCATAATGTTGAATATAGTCTTCTGAGTCTAAGTTATCATTAAAACCGATACATGCTCTTATTTCTTCAGCTATTCGGTTCATAATTATAACCTCCCTTCGTTTTGTTCTAACATTTTATTCAAATGTATTATTTTATCTATGATTGGTCCTATATCTTCTGCTTTAGGATTAGCTACTAATATATCGTCGTTCTGATAAATTCTACATTCTATCTGAATTTCTCCTGGCTTTACTTTATATTCTAAACAAAATAAAGCTGCATATATTAATAGTTGTTCCATATGTACTGGTGTAACTCCTGTTTTAAGATCATGAATTCTTAAAAAATTATTTCTAAAAGAAATAGAATCAGCAGTACCAAAGAAATATGGTGAATAATATAAAACAACTTCAGTACTCATTTGAAAACCTATTGCATCATTTACATACGCATATATTGTTTTCTTAGATCGTGGTTGTTTTATACCCAAATCAATAGTGTTTTTGGCCCAAGCATGTAAAAGTGTACCTTTTTCAGCTGCTCTAATATTTTTGTACACCTCTAAAGCCTTATTATCATCATATCTTAACCATGATGATTTACTAGCTCCAAAAGGAGCATGAAGGCCTTCAAGATTTTCATGTTTATTAAATACCATTGTTATCTCCTTTCATTTAACTATGTTATTTTACAAACTTTTCTCGAAGCTCGCTTAAAACCTCTTCTTTGTTTTCTGGATAAATAAAATTAGAATAAGACATTGAATTCATTGTATCAACATAATATTCTTGATTTGGTTGTTTTTTGGATTTCTTATTTTTCTTGCATTCTAATGTGGCCCATTTATCTTCATACAAGATTAATAAATCTGGAATACCTTGAATATCTCCAGAATCCATTTTAGTAACAATACAACCAGGAAACATAGCTTTTATTTCTTTCTTCAAATCGGATTGAAATTTATTTTCTAATTTTCCCATATTTATCCTCCTTAATATTGCGGAACTTGGTTCCAACACGGGTTTGATCCTTTCGGACCAATAGAGGTTAAGAAAAATAGAAAAGGGGTTGTGCATTTTAACCACAACGGCCTTTTTATTCTTTCTCTCTCTATTAAAGGGCATGTTTTTCACGCGAGTAAGAAAAAAGTGTATTTACAAACAATAATCATAAAAATCATTAACATTACAATCTAATGCATCAGCTATTTTTTTTAAAGTTAATGCACTCGGAATAGATTGTCCTGTTAAATATCTACTAATCATTTGTTGACTAGTATTTATTCTTTTGGCTAACTCTTCTTGTGTTACCCATTTTCTTGACATTATTGATTGCAATCTTCTTCTAAAATTTAATCGCATTTTTTCATCGTCAGATTTATTAACACAATCAATACGACGACTTGTATTATTAAATGTGTCATAAATTTCGCGAGTACCATTTTTATATACTATTAATAAATCATGTTCATTTAAAGATTCATACGATTCTATATCCTCTTCATGAATAAAAGGATTGTTACTGATTACGTATTTATATAAAAAATCTGTTATGTCATCATTCATTGTGTTTATCCTCCTTTTTTTTGTAAATATGTGTTTTGGTCAAAAACCCACTTTTATTCTTAATTCTTTTTAAAAATTAGATTTTACATACTATATTATGTAATTCCTATTTTTTTAATTAATGGGGGTTCAAAAGTGGGAAAGTGGGCAAAAACCTCGCAAACGACGTAATTTCGGGGCCTAGCGCGTGGACACTTTTCAAAAAAAAGTGGGCAAAAACCCACATTTTTTGACCAAAACTTGATAAAAATATTTTTACAATTTTTTATGCCCAGAAAAAGTGGGCAGAAGCCCATATTTTTATACCAAAAGTGGGCAGAATTTTCGTCCGTATTTTTCATTGATTTCTTCCAGAAACTACTAGGCATGCCATCAAAAACATGCCCAAAACTCCTCCAATTAAGAAACAAATTATTCCAATTATTATATAATTTATCATGTTAAACTTTCTATTTTTATAATTGGTGACTGATGACATTTACTTACGGAATAAAATCCAACTCTTTCGTCATAAGATATCTTTACTTTATTTCCTAAGTTTTCTTGAGCCATTAATATTAGCTCGTCATCATATTCAATACAATATTCTTCTTCATTTGTTTCAGTAGTTTTAATATATAGTTTTGTATATCCCCAAAAGCTTCTGTCAACACTCGTTATTGTTCCAATTGTACTGCCACTATTTTTATCTATTACTAAAAATGGTATAAATAATGTGAATACTAAAAATACTATTGTAACAAATAGGAATCCTCCCATTATTTCATACTCTCCATCTTTAATAGCTAATATAATTAAAAAAAGTCCAACAACAAGCACTATTGTTGAAATAATTATTAAAATTATATCTATAAAATTCATACTTTATACTCCTTTATCTATATTTTTAATTATTCTATTAAATACTTCTTCTGCTGTTAAATAACCAACTACAGAATCAAATTTTTCTTCATCTTCTGTTAGACAGCCCATTATCTCTAATTTATCTTGCTCAACTCCGTAAGTATATGTACCTTGCACTACACTTATTAATCGTTGTTTTTTATCTTTGTCTTTATATATTATAATTTGAAAGTGTAAAGTATTAAATTCATCTTTCAAGCCTGTTATACTACGGTCATAAAATTCATAATCAATATTTTCAGCATCTAGCATAGCTTTTAATTTAAATATTTCTTTATAATTAACTTTCATATTTTATACTTCCTTATCTACCTTTTCTACTAAACCTTCTTTTATTAAGTCATATATGACATCATCTAGAATATCATTTCCTGAATAGCCATTGTCATCCCCACAAAAGTCTATATGTAATATTCTATCTTCAATATATAAAGTACAAAATGCACCCCTTCTATCGTTACCTAAATCTTTAATATATGTATTATTATAATCTAAATAAGTAAATCCAAACTTTTCTAACTCTTTTAAATCTACATTATCTTTAATCTTTAACATACTTTATACTCCTTTAAAATCTTCTAGTAGTTTTGCAAATTCTTATTTCAGGAATAATTACAATATCATCAGTAACATTCATTATAGTATTACCTTCCCCAACACTATAAGCATTTTCAAACTTCATAATTGGAATTGAAACACTTCTATCTCCAACTTCATAAGTCCCAAATTCTTTTAATATTTTTTGTACCCACTCCATTAGTTTTTTATTTTCTTCTTTTAAATAATCATCATATCTAATCTTGCCTTGCAATTCCTCAATAATTTGTCTATATCTTTCAACTTCTAATTCTAATCTTTTAGTTCTTTTATTTTTTCTTCTAGTTCTTAATTTCATACTTTATACTCCATATTCTAACTCTTGTAATTCTATTTCTAATTGCTCTATTAAATCACATTGATTATAATAATCACTATCACATAACATTGGTAGTTCTTGTTTTAATTTTAATATTCTATATTCTAACAATTCTATTATTTCTATTAATCCTTCAGTTTCTTGTTTCCAATTCATATTTTATACACCATTTTCTATAAACCAGAAATAAGCACATACTATCCCAGTTATAGTAGTTACTTCAATTAGCCATATAGCTCCTAAAACAATTAATAAATTATGTATAAAAGTATTTTCTTTCTTTTCCATATTATTCTCCTATATAATCATTAAGATCAAATATTAATTCATTATAATTATCTTCACTTAATTTATCTTTTATTTTGTTAATATATTCATTAGCTTTATCTATACGTTTGGACTTTATCTCATAATTAGATAATAAATTTTCATAAGTAGTTATCAAATTCAAAACTTCAATAATATCGTCATCTATTTCATTAAATCCGGATCCTTGTATAAATGCTCGCCTAGCATATTTTTGTTTCATCTTATTAATTTCTTCATTTGTCATTATCTACATCTCCTTTTCCAATAAACCAATCCCAAGTTAAATCATTTATAACTATAGTATAAGTTTTACCAGCAGATGTACTTTCAGATTCTTTTAATAAATATACTGAATATTTATCATCACCTGTTTCTATATAAGAACATTTCTTTAAACATTTAAGCAGTAATGTTATTAATTCAGACATATTATCTCTTTTATTCATGTTTCTTTTCTTTAACTTTAAAGATATACTATCTCTTTTTCTCTTCACGGTTTTTCCTCCAATCAAATAAAAATATATTTCCTTTTTTCTTTGATCTGTTGTTTTTTCTCCTTTTAAACTCATATTGTGGTTTATTATTTTTAGGAGGTCGTCCAACTCTTGGACCATAATATACTACTATTTTTCCACTAGGAGTCATGCTAACTATATATACTTTAATATTATTATCGTTACAAAAATTAAAGTAATCACCATTATCTTTAAAATATTTTCTTTTTAATCTTTTCTTTTCAAATTTTTTATCTTCCATATAATGTAATTCTACATCATCATATGGTTCTTCTAAATTTTTATTAATATAATTCATACATTGTTTTAATTTAAACATAAATTCTTTCTTTTCACAATCCTTATCATAATTCTTTTGCTTTTCTTCATCTCTATATATTCTAGCTCCACACCAACTGCATATAACATATTCAAAATTTTTATTATATGGTATAATTTTAGTGTGTCCGCACTTACATTTTCTTTTTAATTCTACTAAAGCATTATCTAACTTTTGATCATAATCTATAAATCTTTTCTTTTTCATAATTATCCTCTTTCTATTCTTCTTTTAATTTTTTGATTTTATCTGGATCCTCTTTATAGTTAATAGGTTTCTTAGAATTGGTATTAACTGGATTAGATAAACAATCATTGCATGGATCCTCCCCTTCAATATCTTTTACATCTTTAAATATACATGTCTTGCAATATTTATCAAATTCTACAATTTTATCGATCTGTTCCATTTTTTGCCATCTCCTTCATTTTTTCGGTAAAAAGATTATTGAGTATAATTTCTCTTTGATTATCCGGAATGTCTTTCATATGCTTAACTGTTCTAGTTACAGTTA